GGCTCGGGAGTAGCCCAGCATCTTAATCCACAGGAATATGAAGCCAGCGGCTGTGAGTATTGCAAGTATGAGATTATCCATAGCAGTATGTTGATTCAATTGATTGACTGATCCTGTCTACCAACAGGTCAGTGTGGTAAGTGAGTCTATCGTATTCTTCTGGTAGTCCTATCCAGTCGTTAGGCATGGATAGTGTGCCCATGATACCATGTGCTCCCTCAGTTATGAGTGTGCGCAGGTCCTCAAGGGTCAGTGCCTCGTAGGACACTGTGCAGGATGACAAGCGTGTCATTGCATCACCGACCAGGTAATCGTGGACGGCGATGTAGTTAATGTCATTACGTGTGGTTAGTTGTGTATGGTCCATTTTCATGATTATGCCTTTTTACTTAGGTTGTGAATGTTACGGGCTGTGCGCTCGTATTTAATGTTAGTGGCCTCGGTCTCATAGATGTCCTTGAGGTGAGCAGCAGTGGAGCCGACCTTGTTAGCGGCGGCTAGCATTGCTTCCTTGGGTGTGAGGATCTTGGTGTCGTTGAACTTAGTGGCACCAGCCTGGGCGGCCTTGAAGACCTTGGTCTTAGTAGCAGTGGCTGCGTTATTCATGTGTATGATGCCTCGTATTGCTTTGCGTGTGATATTCATTGTTAATCCTTTATTCATGGTTGAGTGGGGACTATTCCCCAGTGATATGCGCGTGGTTGGGCATTATTGCCCATGTGTCAGTGCAGGTGTGGCCCTACTGGACCGTAGTAACCTACTCATACACACATACTTATGTGCTTATCAGCACTTAGCCCCGCAGGGTCAGGGCTCGGTGGCTGTCCATACATACATATGGCCTCGTGCTGCAACCTCGGGCCTCCGGCCCTTCGTATCCCTCCCTCATTCGGCCCTTGAGGACCTATCGGACGGGGGGGCCTAGGGGGGATTCGAGTTGGTGGACCAGGGGTGGTCCGGACCCAAACAGACAATTTAGTGAATTTGGCCCAATTGTAAAAAAGACCCCTTTGGGGGAGAAAACAGGTTGGTTACACCTGAACTACACCATTACTACGGCCCAAAAGTAACTCCGTTTTCCTATAGTAAGGGACATACCGGTTACGCCAGTTACGCCTATCTGGATAAAAAACTCATAAGTGTCAATTTGATGCACCAAGTATACACTAGTATATCTCATATTTTTTAAAGCCGTAACCGCGTAACTTCCGTAACAATGTCCAAAAAACCCTTATTTTATATATAGGGACGCAGCTACACCTGTTTTAAATTTGCCGTAACCAGCCGTAACCAGAAAATGTAAGTTTTAGTTGACACTAGTGTAAGCACCAGTAGCGTCTCTTACATGAAGTATCTTAGTTTTGAAAAAATAGACGCAATTATGTTTGATTTGAAAGAAGGATCGAACATCGCTCGAATATCACGGAAGCATGGAGTCTCCCGACCCACGATCTACAAGCTCGAATACGAGGAAGGTTCCACATACCAGCGTTGGAAGGACGAATGGGACAGATTGGAGGAGTATAGGTGGGAAAATAGGGATGAAATCATGACTAGTCCACACACTGGCAAAAAGTATAGAGCTATATACGAGGAAATAGTATGAAATTACCCAGTAAACACAAAGGCACTCAGATCACCGATGATGAACTGTTTGAGAAACCTGTTATCAAGAAGCGGAAGTCTGTTATGACTGGCGAAAAGGCCACTAAGGCCCGTTTGACGCATTTTAAGAAGAAGACCCTACCGAAAATAGGTGACTTGATCGATGCTGCGAAGGTGGAGCGGGAGAATCTGGAGGTCATTCAGAAGGAGAGGGTGAAAGTAGAGGAGAAGTTGAAGGAAAGACAGAGGCTCCTGGACAGTGCTCCCAGCGCAAAGGATCAGGCGAAGCTAATTGCGGGGTTGTTTAAGGATATGAAGTTTGAGCCTATTGCTGAGGCTATTAAGTTGGTGAAGGGAAGGGCACTTGATCCGAAGACCAAAGCGCAACTCATTTTAAAATTGGCTGAATGGACGACTCCGAAGCCGAAAATGATTGACACACAGAAGGATGAGAGCATGAATCTCGACATTGCTGTGGTAGATTTCAGTAATGTTACCCAAAATGACCTGAAAAATCAGGTAGAACAGGCGGATGACGCCGAATACGAGCAGTTTACTCTCAAAGACGATGAAAAGTAGTGAAATAGTGCCAAATATGGATGAATACGCCGCGAAACCGTTGAGAACGGTAATAAGTGAGGAACAAATGGAGAAGTTGATTGCATGTAAGAAGCGCATGGATGAAAATGCTGCTAATGGATACGCATCAAATTCCCACATCGCTCAAAATAGGTCCACATCTAGTCAAGTTATCACTCAACTACCGGAGCAAAAAGAGCCTCGGAGTCTTTCTGGCACAGAAGTTGGAGATTCGCCTCCGGCCAAAACTACCTCCCACGGTGCTGCTGGACACACTACTGCACGAAATCAAGCACGCAAAAGAGTATCTGCTAAACGAAAACCAGCTACCAAACGAGGAAGAGCTAAGAGTAAGCATTCAAGCAACTAACGAAGCACAATTTGTTCTCGATAACCCTAAATTCTTAATATGGCAACTATCACTCTGCCAGCAAATAATTGGAAGCCGCGACCATATCAGCTCCCATTCTGGAAATACATGGAAACACACCCCTCGGGGCGAGCAGTTATCGCCTGGCACAGACGAGCCGGAAAGGACCTGACATGTATCAATTGGACGGCAAAAGCCTCAATGCAAAGGGTGGGCCTGTATTGGCTAGTTTTTCCCTTGCTTAATCAGGGGCGACGTATCGCCTGGACGGGTATGGACGGCGAGGGTATCCCGTTTATCGACGCGTGGCCAAAGGAGTTGGTCGCGAGCAAGCAGTCCGGAGAGATGAGGCTGACATTGAAGAATGGCTCTGTCATCCAAATTATGGGCGCAGATCAACCCGACAGGGCTGTAGGTGCCAACCCAATCGGTATGGTTTTCTCGGAATACTCGCTGTGTGATCCGACCATCTGGCAGCTCACGCTGCCGATTCTGGCGGAGAATGGTGGGTGGGCCGTATTCAACGGAACCCCTAGAGGGGAGAACCATTTCTACGATATCCTTCTGGAAGCCCAATCGAACAAAAAGTGGTTCGGCAGTCACTTAACGGCAAGAGACACTAAGGCCGTCACGCCCGAAGCACTGATTGAGGCCAGACAGGAAGCGAAAGATGAAGCCCTGTTCCAGCAGGAGTTCATGACCAGTTTCAGCTCCCCGTTACAGGGAGCCTACTACGCCTCCCAGATGAAGCAACTTTCTAAACAGAATCGTTTTCTTGACCGCATTTCACCCGATCCCAAGTTAGACGTGCACACAGCATGGGATCTGGGTGTTGCGGACAAGACGGCTATCTGGTTCTACCAGCAGTTTCAATCTGAAATCCGAATCCTTGATTACTATGAAAACTCCGGAGAAGGACTTCCCTTCTATATTCGAGTTCTACGAGAGTGGCAGGAAGATAACGGTATCGTGTATGGCAAACACTTTGCGCCTCACGATATCAAGGTCCGTGAACTCACCAGCGGAAAGTCCCGCTACGAAACAGCCCGAGAACTCGGCATCCGCTTCTCCATCGTCCAAAAGCACACGATCGAAGACGGCATCGATCAGACCCGCAACCTACTACCTAGATGTTGGTTCGACAGAGCCAAATGTCACCGTGGAATTAACGCTCTAAAATCATACAAGAAAGAATACGATGCGCTCAGAGACACCTTCAAGCCCAAGCCCCTCCACGACTGGAGTTCCCACGCAGCCGACGCCTTCCGATACCTCGCCTGGGGCTTCAAAGACGCACAAAAAGAACGCTCTCGGGAGCGGATTGGATCACGATACTCTACGGACTACTCTGTCTTTGATTGATGAATGCGAACTCAAACACGTTTCTGCTGGTCTGGACTTCGGTCTCTATGTTGATGGTTACATCAATTGGTTTGTCGAGCTACCTGATACATACTTCATTAAAGGACCGGACGTTCTTATTATGGCCCATCATGCTAGGATCGACCCTAACACTGGTAATCCTCGGGAATATTGGCACATTCACTATCTAGCCACCCGCAAGGGAAAGAATAAACTTGACGTTCTCTTTGATTGGATGCCATATCGTTTACCTGAGATTGGCACGGCCCGCCCGTTCAAGAATAGTTTGGGCTTGCGCTTCTTCAAAACAGAACGATTGTTAAAACTATGCCAGCATTTCCACGATTCATCAGATTCCTCTTCGGACTCCACTTCATTTGCTACCTCGGCGGAGGTGGAAAAGCCCCATCAGTGAGTAATCCCACTCCTGTTGCGTCCGCCCCAGCCGCGCTGGGCCGCGCCAGACAGGGGTCCGACACTTCCAGGGTTGTGAATCCGGAAGCATTTCGGAGAGTCCCCTCAGACCCACGCAGACGAAATCAACGTAGACAAACAGGCACCCCCACCGGAAATACGGACACCACAGCCATTACTGGCGCAGCACTAGGAAGCGGAATCTAATGACGGACGAATCACCACTTTTAAAATCACTCAAGAAGGAATACAGCCGAGCCACCCTTACTCGCTCCACTTGGCAGGACCACTGGCAGCAACTGCGCCGCTGGTGTCGTCCGAACTCACCTGACTTTTCCTCCTCAACAACCAGTCCTCTTAAGGGAGATCGTCGGAATGACGAGATCTACGACTCGACAGCCCCTTGGGCTCTTGAACAATTTGCTTCTGGACTGAGTTCTGTATTAACCGATATGTCAACGCGCTGGTTTGGTATCGCCGTCCAGGGGGTTCCCATGAAGGAACTGTCTCGTGAGGAGAATCAATTCCTTGAAGACGTTTCCGAGAGGATCTATTTCGAGTTCGCATTACCTGACTCAAACACATATACGACCTTAAACGAGAACTATCTTGAAATAGGTGCATTTGGCACTTGTTGTCAGTATCAGTATTGGGATTTCAATGACAGGATGACGAAATTCCGCGCGTGCCCATTGGCAGATTGCTTCTTTATCGAAAACGCACAAGGCGTAATCGATAAAGTCTTTTACCGCCGGACCTTTACTACTCGGCAGCTATTGGACGAGTGGCCTCATCTGGAGCAAGAGTTCTCCGATGATCCTGGTAAGTTTAAGGAAGAACGTGACTGGGAGATCGTTCACGCGGTGTTCCCACGCGAAGAACGCAATATCGATTCATTCCTGGCCAAGAACAAGAAGTTTGCTGCATTTTACTTTTCTCCAGACCTCCCCGTAGTTATTGAGGAGTCTGGCTTTGACTACTTTCCGTATAATACAGCCCGCTGGACTAAGATTGCTGGTGAGACCTATGGTCGTTCCCCTGGAATGAACGTCTTGCCCGACATCAGAACAGTCAACCAGATGCAAAAGGAACTGCTTGTCTCTGCCCAATTGGCAAACTTTCCACCCATCGTAGCCGAGGATGAATCCTTGCTTACTCCACTGGCTGATACTAAAGGGTCTAACCTGACCCTTACCCCCAAGTCCATCATCTGGAAGGAACAGGGGGCGGAATTTCCACAAGCACTCAACTCTGGAATGCAACCTCAGCTTACGCTGGAGATGCTGGAAGGATTGCGTGAGTCCATTACCCGAGCATTCTTTGTAAATCACCTTATCCGTGCGAAGAAGAAGGAACGTCAGACTACCACTGAGATTCTGGACGAGCGTGGCGAAATGATGCGCCAGCTCCAACCCCAGTTTGGTCGAATCAACTCCGAGTTATTGGACAACATGATTAAGACTTCTTACTTCCTACTGGATAACGCCAATGAGCTTCCTGAGCCTCCGTCGTCGTTAGCGGGTCGTAAGCTGGAAATTGTTTACTTCTCTCCCGCAGCTAAGGCCCAACTAGGCACGAAGGCTCAGAATATTTCTGGTTTCTTACAGGACATCACTCCACT